ATATGCTATTCTATAATTGGAAAAAGATATTTGAAACTTGTAAAGGAAATGCTTCCGAGATGGTACGAGTTTTAAAGATGTTAGTGGAAAAACAAATTCCCATAAATCAGTACGACAGAATATATAAGTATTCTAGTATTGACTTTCGAGGAGAATGTTTTTTACTACACCCAGACGTTCTTTTGTATAATACGTATCAGTATGGCTACAAAGACGTCTGTATTTACGTAGCAATGGCTAGTTTACGTTCGTATGCTGACTATGCTGCACAAGGTAAAACTACATTGGATCTAATACATTTACCATTAGATCCTTTTATATTTTTAGATAATCACAGTCTACTTTATGTAAGAGATGATCAACTTTGTTTCTTGTATGAAGAAGCCCCAACGGAGATTCATTAATGGCAATATCATTTAATCAGCAGAAGGGATCTGCTCAAAAAACCTCTATCAGCACATTTCAGTACAAAGACGGAGACAACTCTTTTCGTCTTGTAGGCGACATTCTTGCTCGCTATGTGTACTGGGTCAAAGGCGAAAACGACAAGAACATTCCTTTGGAGTGTCTGTCTTTTGATCGCAACGCAGAAGCGTTCAACAACAAAGAGAAGGATTGGGTTCGTGAATACTACCCCGACCTCAAGTGTGGTTGGAGCTATGCAACTCAGTGTATAGACAACGGTGAAGTAAAAGTTGTAAATCTAAAGAAGAAGCTGTGGGAGCAAATTATAACTGCAGCAGAAGATTTGGGTGATCCTACTGATGTCGAAACTGGCTGGGATATTAAGTTCAAAAGAGTAAAGACTGGCCCTCTTCCTTATAATGTAGAGTACCAGCTTCAGCCTTTAAAGTGCAAGCCTAGTGCACTCAGCGACGCAGATGCAGCTCTTGTAGCTGATCTCAAGTCTATGGACGACGTAATGCCCCGTCCTACCCCTGATGCACAGAAGTCTCTTCTTGATGAAATTCGTCAATCAGATACTAATGAAGTTGATGAAACTCTTGAAGCGGAGTTTAATGTAGGGTGATTTTATTTACAGCAGATTGGCACTTAAAACTGGGGCAGAAGAATGTCCCAGTTCAATGGGCAAAGAAAAGATATAAAGAATTTTTTCACCAAATATCTGAAATAGAATCTCGTTGCACAACCCACATAATCGGAGGCGATCTTTTTGATCGTCTTCCGACTATGGAAGAATTAGAGCTATACTTCTCATTTGTATCTAATGTGAAAATTCCTACTATAATATATGATGGGAACCATGAAGCTACAAAAAAGAATAAAACTTTTTTCTCTCAGCTTAAAGAAGTAACAAGGGATATAAACAAATTAGTATTCATTGTAGACGAATTAGGAGAGTATGAAGACTTTACTATTCTACCTTATTGTGACCTTCACAAGAAAAACATATTTAAGAATATTAATAAAAAGCTCCCCCTATTTACACACGTTAGAGGTGAAATCCCTCCTCATGTAAAACCAGAAATTGACTTGGAGCTATTAAAAGATTTCCCAATAGTATTAGCAGGGGATTTACACGCACATAGTAATACTCAAAAAAATATCGTGTACCCAGGTAGCCCAATGACTACCTCCTTTCATAGAAACGAGGTAGAAACAGGATACTTGTTAATTGATGAAAACTTTAATTGGAAGTGGTATAAGTTTGACTTACCCCAACTTTTACGAAAAACAGTTGATAATCCTGATAAGATGATACCTAGTGATTATCATCATACTATTTATGAACTGGAAGGAGACATTCAAGACCTTTCACAAGTAAAAAATTCAGAGCTTTTAGACAAGAAAGTTGTAAAACGAAGTACTGAAGCAACTCTAGTTTTAGATAAAGAAATGACAGTAAGTGAAGAACTAGCAGAATATTTAGAATATATACTAGAGCTTCCTAAATCAAAAATATCCAGTATTATAGGAACTTTTAATGATTACTCTAAAACAGCTACAGTGGAATAATTGTTTTAGTTATGGTTCTGACAATGAGTTAATATTAGATAATAATACTGTAACTCAAATCATTGGAACAAACGGTACAGGAAAATCCTCTATACCTTTAATTATAGAGGAGGTTTTGTATAATAAAAATTCCAAAGGAATCAAAAAAGCAGATATTCCAAATAGATATATTGGTAAAGGTTACAATATAAATTTAACCTTTACAAAAGATGATGATACATATGCTGTAAGTGTTGATAGAAAAAATAGTATTAAAGTTAAGCTAGAAAAGAACGGAGAAGATATCTCCAGTCATACAGCTACTAATACTTATAAGACAATTCAAGAAGTTATTGGAGTTGATTTTAAAACTTTTTCTCAATTAGTATACCAAAGTACAAATGCTAGTTTACAGTTTCTTACTGCAACAGATACAAATAGAAAAAAGTTTTTAATTGATTTATTGCATTTAGAAAATTATGTAGAGTTATTTGATATTTTTAAAGAAGAAGCAAGAAAGACTTCTTTAGAAATTAATGGAATTCAAGCAAAGCTTGATACCATTGAAAAATGGTTGGAAGATAACAAATTGGGGGATACCAATATACTTCCAATGTTAAATTTAGAAATTTCGACGGATGAAGAAGAGAAAGAATTCCATCACCTTACGAAAGAAATTGAAAATATTTCGGAAAAAAATAAAAAAATCTCAAAAAATAACCAACTGAAAGACTTACTTGGTCAAATTAATTTACAAGAAGCACAAAATTGTGAAATAACTAAAAAAGTCTCATATGATGATTTACAGGCTGAGATAGGAACACACTCACAAGTCGTAGCGGGGTCTCAACGCCTTTTAGCGAAGCTAGAAAAATTAGGAGATACTTGCCCTACTTGTGAACAACCAGTAGACCCGACTTTTAAACAGTCATTAGTAGCAGCAGAGATACGCAAAGCTACAAAAGCGGAGAAAGAAATTGCAGAAACTGAGAATGAAATTAGACGGATTAAGGATAACAATCGTGAATTTGAGCGTTGTCAAAAGCTTGAAAGCGATTGGACAGACTTGTATCGCAGCATTAATCAAAGCCTACCAAGTACCCTTTTGGATCAAAACCAGCTTGAAAAAAGGTTGGCAAGCGTTCGAGCTGAGCTACTTCAACGAAAAGAGCAGTTGGAAAGCACAGCAAAGGAAAATGAAAGAAGGACAAGGCACAACACCAGAATCCAAGTAATACAAGAGCAAACAGACAACTTCTTAAAGGAGTCTGGAGAGTTTAAAGATGTTTTTGTAAAACAGGAAGCTCTGCTGTCGAATCTGGAAATATTAAAAAAAGCTTTCAGTACAAATGGTTTGTTAGCTTACAAGATTGAAAATCTTGTAAAAGAGTTAGAAGAATTGGCGAACACCTATCTAGCGGAGCTTTCTGATGGTAGGTTTACTCTTGAATTCGTAGTATCAAACGATAAATTAAATGTCCAAGTCGAAGACGATGGCAAAATAGTAGATATTCTCGCACTTTCTTCTGGAGAGCTAGCTAGAGTAAATACAGCAACTCTTATTGCCATAAGAAAGTTAATGAGTAGTATTTCCAAGTCTCGTTTAAACATTTTATTTTTGGATGAAGTAATAGCAGTATTAGATGACACAGGACGTGAGAAACTAGTAGAAGTTCTTCTTAATGAAGATTTGAACACTTACATAGTTTCTCACGGTTGGACTCACCCACTACTAGATAAGAAAGAAGTAGTAAAGGAAGAAAATATAAGTAGGTTAGAATGAGCAAAAAATCAAAGATATATATTGAAGGCATGAGAAAGTATTTAATAGGACAAATTAGTAAGCATGAGATTAATGCAAAGGTCTTTTTAAAGAACCCTGTTGGAGTAGCAGAACACCCTGACACGGTCGCCACAATAGAAGAAGAACTAGGAAAAATCTCTGAATACAAAGATAAACTTGAAGCATTAAACGATTTAACTTTTGGAGGAATAGTAAACCACGATTCCAATGATAATTGGGATGAGTAAATGGTTGATAGTCGTGCGAAAGGAGCAAGAGGCGAGTATTTAGTTCGGGATTTACTTCGAGACCATACTAATCTTCAATTTGAGCGTGTACCATTGTCAGGTGCGTTAGAGTACTTGAAAGGAGATTTGTACGTTCCAAATGAAAAGAATATTTATTGTATTGAAGTAAAGAATTACGCTGATACTCCTTTAACAGATAAGATATTAACACAAAAGAAAACGAACAATCTAGGTCGCTGGTGGAGGAAAATTAAAAGCCAGGCCGAAAACGCTAGTCAGCTACCGCTTTTGTTTTTTAAATATAATCGATCCAAAGTTTATGCAACTACGGGGACTAAACCAATAAAAACAGATTATATTTACATCAGCGATTTAGATTGTTATGTCTGCCTTGCGGAAGCATGGTTAACTAATGAGGAAATAAGGTTTATAAATGGCACTTAGTTTTAATTCACAGAGAAAAACAGGAACACTAATAGTTGATGCCCTTAACTTAGCGTTCCGATGGAAACATCAGGGCAGAACAGATTTTAGATATGAGTACGAAAAGACAGTACAAAGTCTTGCAGACTCGTATAAATGTGATAATATAATAATTACAGCAGACGGAGGCTCTTCTAGTTATCGTAAAGACATACTTCCTGATTATAAACAAAACAGAAAAGATAAGTATGCTACACAGACGGAAGAAGAAAAAATTGCGTTTGAAGAATTTTTTGAAGAATATCAAGCAACATTAGATATGTTAAAATGGCCTATACTTCGTTTTGACGGAGTAGAAGCAGATGATATTGCTGCACATCTAGTAAAAAATAAAGACGAGTATGGGTTTGAAGAAGTTTGGTTAATTTCAAGCGACCGAGACTGGGATTTACTAATTCAAGAAAAAGTAAATAGATTTTCTTATGTTAATAGAAAAGAAGTACGGATTCAGAATTGGTATGAACACTATGAAGTGAGTCCCGAACAGTATATTTCCTTAAAATGTCTAACAGGGGATAAAGGAGATAATGTTCCTGGCATTACAGGTATTGGACCTAAGAGAGCTAAAGATTTAATTATTGCATACGGCGATGCAATGAATATTTACGACTCTCTCCCCATTCCTAGTAAGTATAAGCATATACAAGAATTAAATGCTTGCGGAGAACGAATACTTCAAAATTATGAATTAATGGATTTAATATCGTATTGTGATGATGCTATAGGAGGAAATAACATAGCACAGATTGAGGAGAGGATTGCGTGTTAATTGACTATAAAAGAGATAATTATCTTTCAGAGTTTAGTCATAAAACTTTACAAGATAGATACTTAATTGAAGGCGAAACTTCGCCTCAAGATGCGTTTGCACGTGCAGCAAAAGCGTTTTCAGATAATGAAGCACATGCACAGAGACTATACGACTATGCTAGTAAACTTTGGTTTATGTTTTCTACTCCTATACTTTCTAATGGTGGAACAACCCGTGGGCTGCCTATTAGCTGTTTTCTTAATTATGTTGAGGACAGCAGACAAGGAATCACAAGTCACTACACAGAGAACGCTTTTCTTTCTAGTGTGGGCGGTGGCGTTGGTGGGGCTTGGTCAGCTATTCGCTCTGTAGGATCAAAAACGTCAAATGGCTCAGAAAGTACAGGAGTCATACCATTCATGAAAGTGGTAGATGCAGAAATGCTAGCATTTTCGCAAGGAGTAACTAGGAGGGGCAGTTATGCTGCATATTTGGATATATCTCACCCAGAAGTGGAAGAGTTTCTCGATG